TCATCTCCATATACAAAATGTTTGTTATCTAGATCTATTATACAATAGTTTTTCATATTTGTAAACATTTTTTTTACATCAATTCCACACTTAGAGTAATGTCTTGGCTCAGGCATTAACTCTATCTTCTTAATCTTATTTAGACCGTATTTAGTTTCTACGGTATCACCTACATAAAATATATTATCAAACTTAACCATTATAAACTTTCCTCCATTTCAACTCTATAACCTTTACCTTCAAGCTTTTTTACTTGAGCGACAGCATCTTCTTTTTTAATATGGCCAGAAGCGCATACCATCATTTCATCAAACCATTTATATCTTTTTCCATCTGACTTAATGTTACTATCAAGAACTTCCATTCCGGTAGTCATATCAATTATAATATCACTTTTAAAAGCATCAACATAATACATTACTTAACTCCTTGTTCTTTAGCCGCAGCCTGTATGATTGGTGTCATAACTTCTTCGACCATGTTTTCCCAATGTGTCCATGTATCTTTATTAGAATAATGTACATTACTTTGAGTTGGTGCAAAACCAAATATATTATTGAATTGACCTCTTCTGTTACAAAGGCCATTATTGAAAAGATCATAAGCTGCATTTTGAGCTCTTCTGAACTTATCTAAATATTTATTTTTTGATTGTGAAAATTCACACTTACCTTGAAGAGGTACTAAACCGTGTAACTCGTCCGCTAACCTTTTGAAACCTGAGTTGATACCCCAGCTGTTAGTAAATAATTCAAATTGATAACCTTTATACATATTTTATTCTCCGCTTTTTTAATTTTATAGATATATTATACCATACTTTTTATGGTTTGTAAAGGAAAAAATGCACTTAAATGAAAAAAAGTGATTAACATATTAATCATTTGGCACAATCTTTTCTTCTACTTCTTTGATGTGTTTACATTTTCTGAATGCAATACAGTCACAATCAAATCCACTATCACGCATAGTGACGGTATATTGATCACCTTTAGATCCAGTCACCGGCCATTTAATGCCGACGAATGGATGTTTGTAAGTATTTATGATTTCAGATTCATGAGCCATTATTATGCACCATACTTTATAAAACCGTGATTACGTAATTGCAAGGCAACCCATTCTTTTTGGAGAATACCTAATCTTTGCTGTCCAAAATCATTAGGCCATTTACCATTTCGTGGAAAAGCTTTAGGTTGTTTGTTTGGAGAACGATTAGCGTTAGACCTAGATGGTGCGTTTTGAGTAGTGTTGAATTTAGTAGACATAATATAAAAACTCCCTTTTTAATTTTATAGTACTATTATACCATAGAAATTAGAGAATGTAAAGGAAAAAATGCACTTAAATGAAAAAAAGTGCATTTTATTTTTTAAGCTTATAATTCAGCGTTTACTTTTAAATGATCTAAAACTATAATATTTTGAGAACAATTAAAAGCTTTTGCAAAATTCTTCATAACTTTTTTATGTTTAGCTTCCCAATAATCATTCCATTCTGTCATGGCTGGATGATCTGGATGATGAACTATTACACAAATTTCAGTATATGGATTATCATCGTCAATGGCATCCGATAATTTAAATATCATTTTATCATAACTAAAATTACCAGATGACATTGAAACTACTAAAGCTCCTGGCTTTTTCTTTTTTTCAACTTCTTTTTGAAGATCACCATTTTCTTTCCAGTTTCTAAAAACAAAATTTCTAGAAAGAGAACCAAGATAATCTTGTTGTTGTTTAATTTTTTCACCTTTACTCATCAAAGACTTTACTTCTCTTTTAGTATATCCAAAAGTAGCTAAGATAAAAGGTAAATCTTCAATAGGTTGTTTATCGGCAAAATATTTAAACATGAAATTTTTAGCATCATTCTTATTTAAAACAAGTTGTCTTTTTACTGGATGAGCATTGTAAGCTAATCCCAGTTGGTTTATAACCATAGGATTTGCATAATACTCCCAAACATCTTTAGTTACATATACTACGTCTAAGCTTTTACCATACTTAGATTCGATACATGCTTGTCTTCTATGATTTCCTTCTACAATCAAGTGTTCTTCCGGACCATAAAAATCCTTAAAAACTATTATAGGATCTAGTTTAACACCAGAGTCTATTAGTTCTACTAAATGATCTATATGTTCTTGAATTGTAGAGTGAAGTCTAGTTTGCACATGTTTCCACACTTTAATAGTCTCAATACCAACTGGTACTGAATCGATATGTGCAATGTGTTCTTGAAAGCTTTTTAGGAATTTACGCGGGTCGCGTACTATTTCTGATAGTGTCATATGTATCTCCTTGATAATGACTAAGCCGCGGAAGGATTACCGCCTGGCTTTATTTTATATATTTATTATACACTAAAAAAGTAGAAAAGTAAAGGATTAAATTTTCTACTTAGTGTAAATTATTGGCTGTTGGGGCAGGAGTCGAACCTGCACGCATTTCAGCACACGAGAAACAATCGTGCGTGTCTACCAATTCCACCACCCAACAATAAACCTATATGGTCTCTAAAGCCGGGATCATTCTTGTTATTCCAATTCCTCCACCAACTCTTGGAAAGAAATCAAACTTTAAGAATTCTTCTAACTCTGCTTCTACTCTTTCTTTACCGAATAAATCAAATAAAAGATTAGCATAAGCACCTTCAGTTATTGTATGAAATGTATCACGCATTTGATCCACATCAGTTGATCTTTCTGCTGATCCTATTGTTTCCATACCTCCAAGAATAACATCAATCTTTTTAGAATGTATTCCATCTTCATATCGACTCATATTCCAAAATGGACTCGTAAACTCTGGAAAGTCAGTAATCATTGTTGTTGTGTAATCATCAAACATCTTACCTTCATGCTCTGCAGTAAGTTCTCCATCAACACCATACTCTTTTTGCCATTCAGAATATTTCTTTTCTATTGGCTTTTTAAATCCTAAGTATTCAACGAGTTCATATTCCATTCTTGCAAGATCATATATGTTACCCGGCATTTCAAATTCAAACATCGGAAAGATTATATCGTGTCTTCCGGGTATTGCATTTGGTTCTTGCCTATACGAAGTGGAGACACAAAAAAACCCCTTAGAATCAGGGGCGGATAATAATTCGTGTTCTAACCACATTTGACCTGTTTGTGGCAGTGGCCATACTTGGCCTGCATAATTGTAAGTTGCAACATTGAATGGATCTTCGCATGCTGCAAGGATAGATAATCTATTTTGAGTGTGTACTTCTAAAAAACCTTTATCTAAAAAAAATGACCTTAAAAGGCCAACTGTGTCTGTGAATTTTTGGGGTGATATGAGTTGTGTCATGATAATTCCTTCATCTGTTTTTACACGCAATTGTAATATATATACGAGTTATACGTGTTTCAAGTAATTTATTTAAATATTTTTATATACGTATTCTAAAGCACGATCAGCTTCTTTTTCTAATGGACGGGACTTATACCAATTACCAGTTTCCACATCAAGTTCTCTACATAGGTTAGTAATTTCTTGTGCGGTAATTGGATATTTGTTTTTAACTGCATTACCAGCTGTGGCAACCATGATCTGATACATTTTATGATACCAACCAGCGCTACTTATCATTCGATATTCTTTTTCCAATTGTTTTGGAAAGAAAGGACAATCCCTATATGATGACCAATTTACATTTGTATTATCAAGTTTAGACTTACGATGTTGTATAATTTCTTTTTGCATATCTTCAGGTAATCTATCAAAGAAACTATTAGTTGCTTTTTCTCGATACGGGTACTTATTCATAACCATATCTGGATCGATATAATCGCCACTGTTACTAAAGATAAAATTAAAAGCATTATCATATTTTGCTGGTATATAATACATGCGAGATAGATCCTTGGTTTGTTTATCTCCGAGGTCGCCGAGTTCCGTTTGGAGAGCAAACCAAAAGTGTCGAATCTTTTCAGCCGGAACGTTTTTTGTAAGAGGGAAGACAAGACGAAACTTTGGAAAAGATTGTGTAGAGCTAGCAGTAGAGTAACAAACGAACTTATAATTACCAAACCGTGCACGTAAATTTCCATATAAATCTCCTTCAAATTTAAAATCATCAACATCAACTGCACACCAGCTTGACCACATTGTAACATTATCGTTCTTACGTGTGGTGTCAGGCTTGTAGCAAGCTGGTGACATTAGGGGAGCTTCTTTCTTTGATTTTATTCTACGTTCAGACAAACCATATAAAGCTTTTTCAAAACTATCAAAGTCTTTAAATGTAAGCTTTTGGCCAGTCTTATTATCAAATATACTATTGAAAAGAGTCAGTGATATTTCCATGATTACCTTCGTGATCTGGACCTTCCCAACCTTCTGGCTTTACCAAGTCTGGTAATCCAAGTGGATTAGGTCGGCCTTCTTTAATTCCAACTTCTTTTGACATGTTGGCTCTATATACTTCATCCCATGCTTTATTGGCATCAACACCGAATACTTCGAGCGTACCGATTGCAAAAACACATAAGTCTATAATACCATCAACCATTTCTTCTGCATCTTTTTTCTCAAAGGCATTCTTTGTTTCATCAAGTTCTTCTTGCATCATACCAATTCTAAATTGCATGAACTTATTAATTTTTCTCCAGTCTACATCAGACTGCATCTCAGCTTGCATCCATTTGTTGACTCCATATTTTTTATGCATATCTTGCATATCTTTAAACCAGTTTGTACTCATACGAAAAAATCCTCCAATGTTGCTTGTTCTTCGGCGGTCCAGCCGATTGGGTTGAGTATTAAATTTAGTGGTTCGATAAATGTTTTTTCGAACTGTAAATCATAGTTAATATAGTTATGTAATTTTAATTCTTTTGGCAATACATCTTTAAATGATACTACATTTTGCTTTATAGAGTTTGGCATCTTTAAATAAACGAATTTAATTCTATCACCATTTGTTATAAGTTCATATTTATTATTTAGTTTATTTTGTTTAAGATAATAATTATGTAAGAGAGATCCTCTAACATGTATTGGACAACTCTTTTTGAATATTGT